GACCGGTCTCAAGGATGGCACTCCCGACACGCTTCTTGGCAAGCAGGTAATCACCACTCCCTATATGCCTATCGTGGCAGGTGGCGCTAAGCCTGTTGCTTTCGGTGACTTCCGTAAGTACTGGATTGGTGACCGCGAGGGTATTACCTTCAGACGTCTCAACGAGCTTTATGCTGCTAACGGACAGGTTGGCTTCCTTGCTACCAAGCGCCTCGATGCAAGAGTGGTTGTGCCCGAGGGCATCAAGGTCCTTCAGATGAAGGGCACTTCCGGCACCTAATAGAGAAGGGAGGTAACGGTGATGGAAGCTCTGCTTTTGAAGCTCAAGCAAAACCTTATTCTTGAACATTCGGCTGACGACGCTCTTCTGCAAAGCTACATCACCGCCGCCGTGGCTTACGCAGAAAGCTATCAGCATATCCCCGAAGGAACTTATAAAGAAACCGCTATGCCTGCCACAACGGAGCAAGCCATAATTATGCTTGCCTCTCATTTCTATGAGTCCCGTGACGGGAGCACAGGCGGTTTCTTTGCCGATAACCCCCAAGCAGCAAACCAAGTATGGAACACGGTCAATCTGCTCCTTCGCCTTGACCGAGATTGGAAGGTGTGATTATGTCTTTCGGCAAAATGAATACCTTCATCGACCTCGGCATTTTCAAAAAGGTGAAGGATGCGGAGGGCTTCGCTACATCCGTTTATGAAGGTGTGGCTTCTGTTCGTGCCTACCGCGAAGGACGGCACGGCTCACAGCGTTGGGCTAATCTTGCAGCCTTTTCGGAGGCAACCGACCTCTTCCGTTTCCGTATTATCCCCGGTACTACAATAACCACAGACCACATCCTTTACTGTGATGGAGAGAAATTCGATATTACCTCCGTTGAGGATGTCAAAGGTCGAGGAATGTATATCGAGGTTCTGGCAAAGAAGGTGGTGTCCACCAATGGCTAAAGTCGATATCAAAATGCCCGATGACTTCCTTGAAAAGCTCTCAAAACTTGGCTCTCATACCGATGAGATTTCCGAGAGAGTTCTTGAAGCCGGGGGCGAGGTGGTTCTTGCGAGAATTCGCACCAATCTCTCCTCCGTAGTCGGCAGAGACACCAAAGTGGAATCACGCTCCACGGGTGAGCTTGAACGGTCCCTTGGTATGTCAAAGGCACGTGTTGACCGAAACGGCAATCACAACATCAAGATTGGCTTTGCCGAGCCTCGATCCGATGGGGACAGCAACGCCAAAATCGCCAACATCCTGGAATACGGACGACACGGTCAGCCTGCAAAGCCTTTTTTGAAGCCTGCGAAATCAAGCTCAAAATCTGCGTGTGAAGCGGCTATGAAACAGAAACTTGAGGAGGAAATCAGCAAATTATGAGTGTTCTTGCAGACTTAAACGCAACCTTGGGAAAACTCGGCATTCCGCTTGAAACCGGTGTATTCACGGAAACGGCCCCCGACAAATATATCGTGGTCGTACCTCTTGTGGATACCTTCGGTGTAAATGCCGACAACACCCCAACCTATGACGTACAGGAAGCCCGCATCTCCTTGTACAGCAAAGTCAACTACGGTGCGGACAAAAACAGAATTGTTCGGCTTCTTATTACCGATGACTTCACCATTACCGGGAGGCAGTACATCGGTTATGAAACCGAAACGGGATATCACCATTATGTGGTCGATGTCGCAAAACACTATGAAATGGAGGAATAAAATCAATGGCTACAATCGGTCTTGATAAACTTTACTATGCCAAGATTACCGAGGACAAGGACGGCAACGAAACCTATGAAACTCCTACTCCCTTGGCAAAGGCTATGACCGCCGACCTTTCGGTGGAACTTGCAGAGGCTACTCTGTATGCGGACGATGGTGCTGCGGAAATCGTCAAGGAGTTTAAGAGCGGTACGCTCTCCCTTGGTATTGATGACCTCGGTGCCGCCATCGCATCCGATCTTACTGGTGCAACCATCGACTCGGACGGTGTAATTATCTCTACGCAGGAAGACGGCGGTGCTCCTGTTGCCGTAGGCTTCCGTGCAAAGAAGGCTAACGGCAAGTACAAGTATTACTGGCTCTACAGAGTCAAGTTCGGCATCCCCGCTACCAACCTTGCAACCAAGGGTGATAGCATTACCTTCTCCACTCCTACCATCGAGGGTACTATTTTGCGCCGTAACAAGATTGACGGTGCGAACAAGCATCCCTGGAAGGCAGAGGCTACCGAGGGCGATGCAAAGGTTAGTGCAGACATTATCGCTAACTGGTATAAGCAAGTGTACGAACCCAACTACGGCGCACAGTCGCCCAACTAAGGAGGTAACCTATGACTACTGACAGAACCGCTATCATCACCATTGGCGGCGATGAATACTCTCTCGTTCTCACTACAAAGGCTACCAAGGAAATCGCAGGTCGTTACGGCGGTCTTGAGAACCTTGGCGATAAGCTGATGAAGTCCGAGAACTTTGAAATGGCTATCGGTGAGATTGTATGGCTTATCACTCTTCTCGCCAACCAGGCAATCCTCATCCATAACCTCAAGCATAAGGATGCCCCCAAGGAACTCCTCACCGAGGATATGGTTGAGCTTCTTACCGTTCCGGCAGATCTCGCAACGTATAAAACCGCTATCACCGAGGCTCTCTACAATGGCACCAAGCGTAATGTTGAGAGCGAGGCAGACCCAAAAAACGCGGTGGTCGGGTAAGTGACGAAGAGTTATTTACTCGACTCCTTTACTACGGCATCGCCCATCTTCATTTAACCATTGATGAGGTCGGGCTGATGCCTTTTGGTTTGCTTCTCGATCTTTGGGAATGCCACAAGCAATTTAACGGCATCTCCAAGCCCAAGCGTGAGCATTTTATCGACGATATCATCCCGGACGGAATCTAACGAAAGGTGGTGGTTAAATGGCAGATAACTTCGGTCTAAAAATTGGGCTTGAAGGCGAGAAGGAATTTAAGAATTCTCTTGCCGAAATCAACCAATCCTTTAAGGTTCTCGGCTCGGAAATGAAGCTGGTGGAATCGGAGTTCGACAAGAACGATAAGTCTGTCGAAGCTCTCACCGCCCGCAACGAGGTTCTCGGTCGACAGATTGATGCTCAAAAGGAGAAAATCCAAGTTCTCCGTGCTGCCCTTAAAAACGCAGCCGATTCCTTCGGTGAAAACGATAAGCGTACACAGGCGTGGCAGATACAGTTAAATAACGCAGAAGCTGCCCTCAACGGAATGGAACGTGAGTTAAAAAGCAATAACGATGCCATTGAAAACTCCGGCGAGGGTATGGAAGACGCGGGCAAGGCTACCGACCAGTTCGGCAAGGAAATCGATGGTGCAGCCAAAGAAGCCGATAAAGCCGGTCCCTCCTTTGAGGGGCTTGGTACGGCTTGTAAGGCAACCGCCGCCGTCATAACCGCTGCCTTCGCTGCTGTGTCTGCTGCCGCCATCGCTGCCGGAAAAGCCCTTGTGGATATGGCTACAGAGGGTGCGGCTTACGCTGATGGTGTCCTTACTACCGCAACGCAGACAGGCATTGCAACCGATAAGCTCCAAGAGTATATGTATGCCGCCGAGCTTGTGGACGTCTCTACCGAAACGCTCACCAAGTCTATGGCGAAAAACATAAAATCGATGGCTACGGTTACCGATGTTGTCAGTGAAGCCACGGTGGATATGGATAAACTCGCAAAGGCAGAAGCCAAGGCACAGACGGCACAACTCAATCTTCAGAAGGCGCAAATAGCCTATGACGAAGCCGTCAAGAAAAGCGGTGATGCCGTTGCCAAGGCTTACTCCACAGTTGAGGATGCTATGTTCGGCGTTGAATCCGCCCAGCTTTCCTATAACGCCGCCGTTGAAAAGAACGGTGCGGACTCCGAACAGGCACAGAAGGCAGCAATTGCCCTCGAAAAGGCACAAAGCAAACTTGCCTCTGCCCAGGATACCTACAATACGGCTCTTGCGGAAAGCGGTGAGGCTTCCGCTTCTGTGCAAAAGGCAGCGATTGCCCTTGAGCAAGCACAGCTTAACCTTGCTACTGCCCAGGCTGATGTGACGAGTGCTTCACAGCCCGTTGCTCCCAAGATGAACGAAATGTCCGAGGCTTACCATAAGCTCGGTGTTGCCGTTTATGATGCCGAGGGCAATATGCGTGACAGCGATACCGTGTATTGGGAAATTATCGACGCCCTCGGTAAAATGGAAAATGAAACCGAACGCGATGCTTTGGCTATGACCATCCTCGGCAAATCCGCACAGGAACTGAACCCTCTTATCGAAGCGGGTGCGGAGCGAATGGCGGAGCTTGGCAAAGAGGCACAAGAAGCCGGATATGTTCTGGGCGATGAAGCTTTGAACGCATACGGTGCCCTTGATGACCAATTGCAATACCTCTCCGTTGGTGCTACCGCAGCGAAAAACGCTCTCGGCACCATTCTTCTTCCTGTACTGACCGAGCTTGCATCGGACGGTGTGGGACTTCTCGGTGAGTTCACAAACGGCATAAAGGATGCACAAGGTGACCTTGGAAAAATGGGTGAAGTCATCGGCGATATCATCCCCAAGGTTATCGATGTGTTTATGGAGCATCTCCCGCTACTGCTTGACCTCATCGTTACGATGGTAACGTCACTCGGTCAAGCCATTGTGGACAATCTCCCCATCATTGTCGATTCGGCAACGCAGATCATCTTTACGATTCTGAACGCCTTGATATCGGCATTGCCACAAATCGCAGACGGTGCCTTACAGCTCGTACTTGGTCTTGTGGACGGTATTATTTCCAACTTACCGATGCTCCTCACCACGGCAATCCAAGTGGTGCTGACGTTGGTACAAGGTATCACGGAAGCAATACCGCAGCTCATTCCTGCGATTGTCGAAGCCCTCACCCAAATCGTACAAATTATCATCGACAACCTTCCTTTGGTTCTCGATGCCGCATTACAGTTGGTGACAGCTCTTGCAGAGGGTATCCTCAATGCTATCCCCATTCTGCTTGATGCACTCCCGAACCTTATTCAATCGCTCCTCGATTTTATAATGGGCGCAATTCCACAGATTATCCAGGCGGGCATTAAGCTCATCACCTCTATAGTCGGTGCGTTGCCGAAGATTATAAAAACCATCGTTGCAGCGATTCCGCAAATTATCAAGGGGCTCCTTGAAGCAATTATTAACGCTATCCCTCTTATCATCGAGGCAGGTATTGCTTTGATAACTTCGCTGATCGGAGCATTGCCGGAAATCATCGAAACGATTATCGCGGCTATCCCCGAGATTATAGATAACATCCTAACCGCCGTCCTCGGTGCGATACCGATGATTATTGACGCGGGCATTCAGCTTATCACCTCCCTCATCGGAGCGTTGCCCACGATTATAGAAACCATTGTGAATGCCATCCCGGTTATTATCAACGGTATTCTGCAAGCGGTAATGAATGCCATCCCCCTTCTTATCGAAGCGGGCATACACCTCATTACCTCCCTTGTAGCGGCTCTACCCGAAATCGTAATTACTGTGGTTGAAGCAATCCCGGTTATTATCGAAGGCGTGCTGAATGCGGTTATCGGTGCGGTGCCGTTGATTATTGATGCGGGCATTACGCTGATAACCTCCCTTATCGGTGCTTTGCCTGAAATCATCTTCACAATTGTCCAGGCTATCCCAGAAATCATCGTAAGCGTTATCGACACCTTGCTCGGTATGATACCGATGATTATCGAGTGTGGAATCACGCTCCTCACTTCGCTGATTACAGAGCTTCCTCGAATCATTATCAGCATCGTTGCTTGTTTGCCCGATCTTATCAACGGCATCATCAACGGTCTTCTTGGAAGCATCGATAAGTTTATCGAGGCGGGCGTTGACCTCTTTATGTCCCTTATTACCAACCTTCCTGCCATCATCATCGAACTTGTGAAGTCTATGCCGAAGATAATCTCCTCCTTGGTGAGTGCGCTTCTCAACGGTCTCGGCTCTTTCGTTGACGTTGGTGCAAACCTTGTCAAGGGCTTGTGGGAAGGTATCCAGAGCCTTGCCTCTTGGATTTGGGATAAGGTGTCCTCCTGGGCATCCGACCTCTGGGACGGCATTTGTGACTTCTTCGGCATCCACTCCCCGTCACGAAAAATGGCGTGGATTGGTGACATGATGATGGAGGGTCTTGCAGGCGGTATTGATGAAACCGCTGGCGAGGCTATCGACTCCGCAACCCATATGGCGAATGACCTCAACTCTGTATTTGATGACCTCTCCGCAGATCTGTCGACGTCGCTCCCAAGCGATATCAACGTCAACGCACACAGCTCTCTTGCGGACGGCACTTCACAAGGCGGGTTCATTCTCCAACTCAACATCACCAACTTCAACAAC